ATATTCTTTTAGTTGAATAAATTGTATCATCATATTTTGTTGTACCAGAAATACCTTCAGTTACTCCTTCAGTAGATGCCGACATAGCATTCCATTCTGACGGTAACATTGTACTTTCAACCCATTCGTATACATCTATACTATTTCCTGTAAATTGTGTATTCCAATTATTAACACTAAAAATAGTATTATTTTGGTAAGCATTTAAAAATTTAGCTGTTGATAAATCCCACCAAAGTTCGCCAACTTGTTGTTGTCCCCAAACTTCTGAATTACCAGTGTTTACCTCTACTGTTCCAACTGTATATACTGCTGGATCATAATGCAACTTATATGAAAGTTCTTGTTCGGCTATACCAGGTATTTTTCCTTGTACAGGATCTAAGTAATCTATATAACTAACTAACTTATTTTCTTTTGTATTATATAATAACACTTTTTTAATTTTTGCTACATCAACAGTATCTTTAGGTAATGAATGCATTGACCAAATATTCTTATTAGCATCTTTTCTAAAATCTATTACTGCGCCGTTTTCACCGGCAAAAACTGTATGTTTTGGTAGTCCTACATATACATGACTATTGTTCGTATATAAATTTAAACCAAAGTCTTTAATACTATTATTAGAATCAACATTTGCTACAGCTTGTGTAGAGTCTGCTAGTTCGTTATAAGCAATAGTTTGCCCGTAAACTAAATTTCCAGCAATATTCTCATAAAGATAAACAACTCCAGTATCTATAAACTTCTTAGCAAAAGTAGTAAAGTTATTGTCCCAAGTTGTTTGTGGTATACCAGTTAAAGAATCAAACGTTGTCTTAGCATCTGAATCTCCATTTTTTGCTGTGATAGCTAGTATGTTATTATCAAACGAAAGTTTAGAACCAAAAAGTTCTACTTTTTCGTTTCCTCTACTGAATAATGTTTGTGATAATTCAAATACTCCAGTAGTTGTATTTTTCTTCATTACAAAAACTCGACCTTGATCAAATTGTATACGGGACGGGTCAGTTTCACTACGTTGTGTTTCTGCAAAAGGTTCACTTATTGCAATCATAGTACCGTCATTGTTAATTGCTATATCTTCGCCCCAAAGCGTTTTATTGGTTGACCAAATATCGTCAGCATCAGTTGCAGTAGAGAAGCTGCTCTCTAGTATACTTTGAACTCTTTGATAATTTCCATTCTTATTTCTGTATACAACTATTTGATTGTCTTTTTCTGTTAAGTATTTGGCGACTCCTATAAGTACTTCACCATCATCAGAAACATCTACTTTACTAAAGTTATATATTCCTTCTTGGTCTTGAACTGTACTAGGATCAGCACTATCAAATATTGGTAGTATTTCTGTATTATTTGGTACATAACCTAAATAATCTATAGGCTGTGTTTGTTGTGTCCAGTTTGCTCCATTAAATATTCCTGGAGATAAGTTTGTATTAGCTTTATAAATGCCTCTGTCAAGGTAAATTATATCATTAGTCTGATAACTTACTAATGAAGAATATGTTCCTTGGAAATTTTTATCTTTAGCTAATTCCCAATCCCAGACATTGCTATCAGCATCTGTTCCATGCTTTATAAAATAAGTTCGCCCTGGCAAGAAAGTACTGTCATCTAGATCTTTGCCTATTCTTCTAAAATCGCCACGACGTAAATAATCTTCGCCTGCATGTATAAACAATCTATATAAATCATTTTTCTTTGCACTTTTTATTTCAGATCCTAAGTAAAAGTCTTCTATTGCTTCTGGTACAATGTAACTATTTAAAAGACCAAATCTATTAGTAGTGCCTGTACCAAAGACCGAATACATTCCTTGATTTTCATAATTACTTGCTGTTGATCCGTCTACAGCTGGAATACTATAAACATTTATCCAATCGTTATTTCCTGCTGAAGGTAAGTTAGCTGCAACAGGCACACCTGAAACTGTGTTTTCTTGATAGAACCAATATTCAGTATCAGTCATTACAGATGTTGTAGGTAATAAAATATCAGCTCCTGAATCAACTACTATTAATTTTCCAATTCCTTCAGAAGCTAGTCCTAATGATTTTGCTTGTACTTCGCCCATTACACGATCAACTTGATATATTGGACTAGGATCTGTTGGTGTTCCTAAAAATTCTATCTCAGCATTATTATTAAACAAAGATCCGTTTGAGAAATTACCAACTACATCTTTTACAAATATTGTTGTATTTAATGCATCTCTTTGATAAAAAGTTACTTCTGCTGTTGCTCCAGTAGTTACATCTCTAACAGTATCTCCGACCCTAGGTTCAAATGGTTCTCCAAATAAGTTAAACTTTGTAAATCCAAACTTAATATATCCATCCCATAAATCGTAAACAGTTAATTGTTTGTTTGTTTGTGCATATGATAAACCAATAGCAACAGGATCATTACTAGTACCCGACGTGTATCTTGCTAGTGAAGGAATAAACATATTAAAGTTACTGCCGTTTGATAACGTATCAGTTAGTGCTTTAGGTGCTCTTAATACAAAGTACGGACTTAAGAAAGCAGTGGTTGCGCCGCCGGCGCCTGGAAGTCCTTGGTATGTTAATGTTTCTAAATAACTTGCTATAGTATCTTGACTTGAAATAGTTGATGTTTCAAAATCTCTTGAATTATAATAATAGTTAGACGGTGCTGAACTATCAGTAATAGCTTCTTGGTATACTAATCCTTTACCTTGATCTGAGGTTGTTGTAAAAATGTCATATCCGCCTGGGACAGTAATCATAAAATAGCCACCGTAGTAACTACTTACATCTAGTGCTTCTGAAGGTGCAGATGTAGTATATTCTCCAACAAAGTCACCGTTTAAAAGGAACAAACTATCTGTAGGACCAAAACTACCTGTAACGTTGTTAATGTATAATCCAAGGCTCCCGCCAACTTCATAAGAATACGCTACTGTTCCTGATCCTGTTTGAGTTTGAATTATATCTCCAACAGTTGGTTGGTTTGTAAATGCATTAATATTAAGAATTAAATCAATCTTCATCTGTACTTGATGTGTACCGCTAAAGAACGTAGAGCTTAATTCTGGCATGCCGCCTCCTGGAAACGGCTCTTTATCTGTATAAGTTGCTTGCTCTTGATTTGCTATTGTTTTCTTGTTCCACTTTAACTTAATTTCATCATTTATATCAAGTCCAGCATATTGTAACTTTGGTACTTTAAGTAGTATGTGATCAACATTAATTCCAGTAAAAGGATACTTACCTGTTAGTATTGTATCTATTTGTTCTGAAGCTTGTGTTGTATTACCAATTGATTCAATTTGTTGAACAACACTACCAAAACTATTAAATTGAATACTAGCAGATTGTGGCACAATTGACGTAGTTGCTTTCCATAACTTGTTATTATAAGTTACAATATCGTCTTGTACATATGAAATACTAGGATCATAATTTGCTTTATATCTTGTTTTTACATTACTTGCATTAGGTGAACCAACAACTAAATATTTTGCATCTTCTGTTAAAGATACAGCTGCACCAAATTTCTGTAAATTAGGCGGAGTTGTTAATATTGTATGCTTTGTAAGATCAAAGTCTTGTCCTGCTATATGTGTTTCTGATACTGTATAAAATTTATTATTAAACTGTACTAAATCGCCTACAGTATATGTAGCACCTGTATAAAATCTTTTATATGTAAATGTTGTAGATGTTGGTGCTGCAATAACTTGTGATAATACAAAATTTCCGTTTGATGATCCTCTTGTGTAAATATAAACTTTTCCATCATTTTCGTCTGGAGACCCTACTGCTAATACTGTATTACTTTTATTTGCAGACATAGATACTGCAAAAGTTTCGTTAGGAATACTTTGGCCACTACTTAGATCTTGTAATTTTGTAAATGCTTGCGTATTTTCATATACAGTCCATTTACTGTCTTGGCTGTTGTCTACCCAAAATTTTGATTTAATATTTGCTAGTTTTTGTGCAATATTATTTAGGTTACTTAACGAGTCTGTTCTAACAGATACAAGTTTACTTAATCTTCCTATACACTCGTCTATATCTTCAACTTTGTCTGAACTTTCAAATGTAATTTTTTCTAAACTTATAGACTTTACTTTAAAAAATGCACCAACAGCCGCTTTAGTTGTTTGAGCGTTTGCAAATGTACTATCACCTGGATCTAACGTTGTTGAAATTAAATCATAAACTCCAAATATGTCGCCTGCTTTAATATTTTGTGGAGTTGAAGTTAATGTTACAGTAAATTCAGTTTCTCCTCCAGTTACCTTTTCTACTCTTAAATCTGTATCATCATGTCTATATACGTTCCAAGTAAGTTTATCGTTACCTACCCAGATAAGATCGCCTTGGTTACAAGTTGCAAAATCAATATTTAAAATTGAATTAAAATCCTCAACAATAAATTTTACATCCTCTGGGTTTACATATCCACCATCTTTTACATATCCAGCTTCAGAAGCAATATATGTTTTTGGAAATGGTGCATGTGTATAATTTTTTGGTTTTAGATAAGTTTCATATGGAGGTATTCTATAAACTAAATCTGTTTCTTCACCAGTAATACTGTTGACTAATTCAATCGGTTGAGGCGAAAGTCTAAATTTGCCTTCGTCTAATTTATATTCTACTTCATCATAACCTGCAGAAGCTCCATACTGCCCACGCTTAATTGCCCACTCTTCATAAAACTCTAAACTATCTTTATCAGCATTACCTAAAACATCAAATAATTTAGTAAGAGCATTTTTTGTACCTTTGTCTTGAATAAATCCTTGATAAAATTTATACTGACTGACATCGTCGTTAATAATATTTTCTAAGTACTTACGCTTTTGATAACCAATGAGATGTTGTGCTAGCCTTTGTTGCTCGCTATCAAAATTATCGCTATCTAAATCATAAAAATCTGCAAACTGGTTTGTTTTATATTCAAAATTAGCAGTTAATCCAGACTCGGGTTTAGAATCTAATCTTGACCATTGTGATGTAATAAATGTTTCTGTTCCAGGAACTTTACTATTTGCTGTATAAAAGAATTCTTTGTGCTTTACAATATCACCTATAAAGTAATCTTTGTTTGATTCCCAATTTGTTACTGTTGCTTGGTCATATACAAATCCTTCTATATTTAAACTGCCATCCCAATTTGTTGTTCTATATCCTAGTATTTTTATTCTTTCTTGTCTATATCCTGGTTGCTGATCAAATATTACATCGCCAAAAACTGTTGCGTTATCAATAATAACCACATGTTCTTTTTGTACTAAGGGTAACGATATAAAATAAATTCCGTCTGCTGTATTTTTTGGACCTATGCTAAATTCATTAGGCGATCTTCCAAGATTTGCAAAATCTTCTACAAGTTTTTGTCCATCTGCTTTGAATAATCCGTAACCATAAAATCCGTCAAATATATTATCGACCATCGAATAATTAGTTGTTATTTTAATTTGTTCTGCTCCAGGACTTAGTGTAATAACACTACCAGCAGCCCAATTCTGTGTAGTCCAGAATAAAAATTCGTTTACACAGTGTCGCCAGTCAAGAACTACTTTATTATCGCTTTGGAAATAATCAAAAATAAATCCTTGGCTTTTTAAATATTCTCCGTATCCTAGTAAAAAATCTACTACGTCTTGTATCTCGGTTAATAACGTACCATACGGCATTTCTTTAATTATAGTATCTGTAAATTGTTTTCTAATAAAAGCTTCTCTTCCGCCTTTTAATGGCAAAGCAGCTAATTTAGCAAACTGAGTTTCATCAAATGTTTGTGTACTTTGGTGTTGGTTTTTTGTTCTATAGTAAGAGCCCTGGTACTCAACATTTTGACCTGCAATATATGTTTTACCACTATTCCACACAACATAGTTTTCGCTTATTCCGCCAACATTAATACTTGGATCGTTCTGTTTAGATACCGCACTTAAATATTTAAATATAGTATTATTAGGACTATACCCTTTAATTACATACCCATCTGTTCTGCGTTCAATAATTACACCACTATATTCTACAGTTTTTATAGGCGAGCTTGTATTTAAAAATATTTGATAATTTTCATTTGGAACAAAAACATTACCTTCATTAGTTGGAGTTCTACTGTCAAGTATCAATTTAAACTTTTCTATGTCAGTAAATCCTGCTAATTTAAAACCTATTTGATTATCAATACTAGTAATATTTTCTTTGTATTTTTCATAATTCTTTAAGACATCACCGGCCATATAAGAAGCTACGTAATTTACTAATCCACTTGTAAAAGTTTGCGTAGCATCAGTTGATGTGTTTGGAAATACTAAATCTTTTAAATTGATTCTTTTATTAGTAGGTTTGTATACGATAGAACCTGCACTATTACGAACTTGGTTAAATCTATCAAATCCTGTAGAAAATATTAAACTTGGTTTATTAATTATAAATGCCTTAATTATACTAAATGCATAATCTGAGCTGTTTCTCCAAGCAGATTCTACTGGTGCGCCGTCTCCAAACACGAAACTAAAATCTATTGTGTCGGGTTGGTAATTACTAATCCAACCAATACTTAACGGAGGTAAAAGATTCCCTGATTCGTCTGATGGTATATTACTTAATAAATTTGGTCTTTTATATTTGTTTAAAATCTTATATTTTACACCCGGCTGTCTAAGAATACCATTTTGTAAATCAGTCCACATTAATAAATTATCTTTAGTATATGGTGCTGGACCATATTGTGTTTCCCACCAACTAGGTTTTATTGTAAGTCCTAGCATTTCCCAAGGATGAGTATGTGGACGATCTGTATCAAATGCCCTTTTATAAATTTGTCTCCAAAATCCTGGCAAAATATTTCCGCTTGGTGAATTTGATTTACTATAATTAAATGTAAATGTATTTGTTCTTTCAAAGAAGTTATGTAAAGTATAATCTGTATCTATAAATTTACTCCAAGATAAGAAGTTACTTAATATTGACTTATTAATTTCACTAAACGATACTCCAGTTTGTCTGTATTCTCCAGGAACTAAATCATTTATATCTAAAAGTGTTGTATCATATTTTATTTTAATATTATTAAAAATTCGTTTTTCTAATTCTAATAACAAATCATCTCTATAATCGTTAAAAGCAACAAATCTGCTACCGTCATGTCCTTGAATAAATGAAGTTGTTGTTAGGTATGTATCATCACTATATAACATTGGTTCGTACGCAGGGTAAAGACCTAATTTAGTAGGTGTTGGAGGCACATAACTTCCGTTAGTAGTTTCGTATTCAAAAATGTCTATTACATCATCTTGTGCTTTTGTTGCTGTTACAACAGCAAATCCATCACTATTAAATGTGTAATCTTTATTGTACACTAATTGGGTATTATTTTTGTAAACACTAACAGCTTTTTTTGATAGTGTATTATTATCAAAAACTTGACTTAAAGCAAAAAATGTCTCGTCAGCATCTAATATAGTATATGATAGTTTTTTAACAGCACCAGTTGGTACCATATCACTAAAATAAAATGGCATTTCTTTATTTTTTACACTATTAATAGTTTGTAATATATTGTCTACATGATCTTTAGTTGTGCCTTGAAACTCAGAATCTAACGCAACTTGCAAAAATTCTCTTTTAAATCTATTATATTCAGTTCTTGCATAATCTAACGATTTTATAATATTACTATCCTTATCAGTTATATGATAAAGAGATAAATTCATAGGAGCACTATGCTGTAAAAATCTTCTTCCTAGATCTGACAAGTTATTAAGATCTCTTAAATTACCAACTCCTGGGAAAGTACCGGTAAAGTTATCTAAATTTTCAACAATAGTACTAACATGATCGTTAACTTCTCCTAATGTAAATTCTTTAAGATTTTCATTCTTAGGATTTCTTTCTAATGACGATGGTATCTCATAAAACCCATTGTCGTTTTTTAAAGTTTTAGATTTAGTTTTAATAACTATATCATCATTAAGTGTGAGGGTATTATTAAAATTTATTTGTGCATTATTTTGAATATTAGTTGTAATAGTATAATCAACATTTTCAAATTGTAATTTATTGTTAAGGTAAACTCTTACCCATAAGTCGCTTAATAGTCCGCTATTGTTATATACATCAATTTCAAATCCGGTTGTTGTGTTATCAAAAACATACTGTCGAATAACTGGCTGTTCTGATAATGTTGTAACTTTTTTCCAACCACTTATTGTTTCAAATACATTTAGATCACTATACTTTCTTAAAAATCCAATATCTGTATTAACTGTAAAAATATCATTTTCATTAGTATACGTCATAGTATCTTGAAGAATGTCGTAATTAAAAACAATATCTCCTACATTAGAGATACTACGGTAGCTTAAAGGAAATCCTAATTCAGTGTCTGCTGATCCTATTCCTTGCTTATAACTAAACAATTTGTTGCCACTAAATGTTGATGCTTTGTATGTACTAGTATCTGAATAACTTTTTCCATTACTGTCAAAAATATCAAATAACGGCGGTTGATTAGTATTTGTTTTTTGTTGTGTTTCCTGCCAAGATCCGTTTTGGAAATATAGCATTTTACCTTTAAACACATTACCGTTTAGTGCAAGTACAGTTTCATTTTCTTGAGGAATACTATCAGCAACTTCTTTAAGAGTAATTTGGTTGTTAGTTGACTGGCCGCCGGCAAACTTAATTATATCTACTTCAAAAATTCTTCCTTTTACAAGTATGTCAGTATCTGCTGTAAATAAAATACGCATGCCTTTAACAATATTAATTCCGTCAATGTTATATCCTATTCCGCCTTCAATAGTACTAAAAACATCTGTAGTAAAATTATCTATTAAGTCAACATCTTTTTTAATTTTTGTACCAAAATTGTGTAATTTAATATCTGCTTCAAATTCAATAATTGGTCTTTTTGCACGTTGTAGTTGATCTAATTCGGAAGGTTGATTATTTTGTACTGCACTAGTTTCAATTACACTTTTATGAAACCATCTATTATATCTTGCCCAAAGGTTTCCGTCTTTTGCTGAACGATTAATAACCAAATAATCTTTCTTAGTTGGATAACCAATTGCTTTGCCAAACGGCAATCTATCAAAACCTTCAGCATCAAATGCTATTTCAACATCGTCTGTAAAATCCGTTGGAACATTAAGATTAGTTTCAGGTACAAGTTTAATTTTGTCGCCAACACCCTCTACATAAAATGCACCTTCTGCATAAGAAGCTGGTTCGACTTCACCAGTAAAAAACACTTTCATTCCGTTTGATAAAACAACATCGTTACTTGCTTTATAAGTTTTCTTTCCGAGTATTTCCTTTTCAACATCAATAAATGTTGCTTCACTAATGTCTTTAACAACTATAGTTCCGCTTGCTTGTAAATCGTTTGCCGCCATATAATAAAGTATATCCGGTGTGTCAGTTCCAAGTTGTAGTGTGCTTGTACCTTTTTCTAAACCTTGTACACTTACTCCTTCTAAAACGAGTATACTAGAACTATCTAAATCAAATCCTTCATCAAGAGTCTTTTTAGTTTTAATTGTAAACGGTAAATTTGGTGTATCAATATCAAACTTATAAGTTATACCTCTATATAATGTTATTGTAGGATTATTTGTTAATCCGTCTGGACTAAAGATATATGTATTATTATCAGCATTATCGCCAATACGTACTGTATATGTACTTTCAACATCTATTGTATTACCTGGCAACCCAAAACTTTGCGGACCGTTTGGTAACCAATAATATTCTCTAAAATTAGTAAGTTTATCCCAATCAACGTGAGGATCCCAAGCATAGTATTCTTGTTGATTTAATACACTGTGATCGCTTGTGCCTTTGTTAAAACTATCAAGTTGGTTAATATAATCATTATAATCTTTATAAAATGTTACATTGCCTAAATTGTCTTTTACAATACTTGCTGGTTCTAATTGATAATTTTCTCTAGCTGCACTTACATCAGATACGTAATTATCTGTAGAGGAAAAAGCCTTTGCTGTTTTTCTTCCTACATAACCGTTTAATTTTTCAACTACACCAGGCTGTATAAGCTGGTCCATTGTACTTGCTAAAAACTTTTTATTCGCAGGAGTTCGATAGTACTTTGGTAAATGACTTGCACTTTGTCTTTTACGATTTTCGTTGCCTCCGGGTAACGGTTGGTCTGATTGATCGTTGTTATATGCCATTAGTAGCTAGAGCCTCCGCTTGAACTTGTCGAACTTGTATTAGAACTTGTATTAGAACTTGTTATTCCAATATTACCTGTAGTTGTTGCAGTTGTTGTAATTGCGCCTTCTGCTTTAAGACGTGTAGCTGTAACATTGTCTATTATTGCTACGTCAGTTACTGTTGCTCCGCTAATAAATATTTCATCTGATTCTGATTTTATTTCGAAAAGACTTCCGAATGTTTGGTCTATTTGTTTTGGTACAATTACAAAAGTAACAATATTTGGTGCAAGTTGTTGCATCACATATGCTGTTAGTTCTGTAAAATAAAAAGTTTCGCCAAAGTCCCAGTTGTCTAAAGCAAAGAATTCATTTATTGCACTTATTACCCTTGATTTAATTTCGTTATCGTTTATAACAATATCAGGATTTTTTACAATTTTAAAATCTGCTTGGAATTCTGCATCTGCCTTTATTCCAAATAAAATTTTGTACTTTACTGGATGGTATATAATTTCATCGCTTAACGATTTAATGTTATTCAAGTTTGCACCGTAATTTAAAAATAAATTATCACTACTAGGTGCTAATGGTTTAGTATTTGTAATACCATCTAAGTATTGTCTAAAACTATTATCATATGATCTTGTTAGTAAATAAGAATCAATAATATTACTCACACTAGGATCTATACGTGTACTTTCGTCTGCAGCATGAACATAATGAAATTTAATATTATCTCGACCAATTTGTGCTCTATACTTTTGTGAAATATTTAAGTTACTTGTGGTTTTATCAAGTATTTCAAAAATATTCTCGTCTACATAATAAAATATCTGGCCGTCTGTGTATAATGTAGTAGATCCTAAACTTGCTTTATTTTGAAGAACAACAACATTTAATACACTATTCGGTTTATAGAACCATTCTTCAACGCCGTCAATACTTGTAACCTTTTCAGAAAATATATATTTTTCTAAAGGATTATTTGTCTCATTAACAATAACATCAAACAAATTTGGATCATCAACAACTCCATCATCATCAGCATCAAAAAAACTAACTTGTACTTTTTTACTGTTTACATAACCTTCAGTATCTCTATAATCTTCTACAATTTCCCAATCATAATCAACTGTATAAGGAACCGGATTTGATGTCGGATCTTTTTGGTTAATACTTAACATACTAATTTTATCTTTGATGATTTTACCAGTTCTATTATTATAAACTTTATCACTATTATCAAAATAGAATCTAACTTCTTCATCGCTTTCAAACAAGTATCTAGAACCTCTGTATGTAACAGTATACGTTTCACCGTTTGTTTCAAACAATAACAGCCAACTTGCATCTAATTGCTGATTAGTGTTATCTCCTGCTTTACCAATACTAAATGCACTTGCACTATCTAAATTAGTAGAAGACACTAGTCTCCACTCTCCTAAATTTACATCAAACCTTAAACCAAAAGTTCTATAAGCAAAAATTTGATCTACAAGTTGTGTTTGAACTGATGCTTGTATATCATTAGCAATTCTAGGAATAATTTGAGTAAGTTTTGCGCCTTGTGGAATTATGTCATTTATTAAAACTGGTCCTGTACCATCATCTGCAACCACTGTTCCGTTACCTTCAGTGCTTACAATCTTTGCCCATAAGTAATCAACTGATCCTGGATGGTCGGCTGCGCCGTCCATTATTTTATTATTATCAGTCTTCATAAAATGCTTGCCTGTTGGAGCAATAAATTTAAGTAGTGTTCCTGCTCGCATTAATTTTAATGTACTAGCTGTAAAAGTACCTAATTGCTGTCTAGTACCTGCAGCATTTGTAAAATAGCCAGTATTTTGATTTGAGTCAACTGTGCTACTGTTCCATACCAAGCCCAAGTCACCTACTAATATTTTTGGAAAATTAGTAAGATAATAATTTTTAATTTTCCTGTTTTCTAAAACTGGTTGTATAACGTTTGCTATTGCACCCTCAATATCCGTTTTAGTAACAAAATCAAATCCAACCTTTGTATCAATAAATTCTCTTGTTAAAATTCCGTCTATGGCAAATAAATTTGTTTTACTATATCTACCAGTTGCATCGACAAGATCTAAATATCTACTAATTCCGCTAGATGTTCTATTAACACTTTTTACTTTAATAATTTCTTGGCTTGATGTAAGCGGAGCAATTTGGTAATCTTCTGCTGTTACCATTCTATTCTGAGTGTAGTAATTAGATGGAGCATTACGCTTAATACTTGCATTTGTTTCGCTAATACTTGCATTGTCTACTGTATACTTTAATTGGAATACTAATGAAAGACTTTCGCTTTTTCCTGATTTGCTTACATATGGAATTTGTATACTAATACCACGCATGTCTTTTGGATCAATTACTATTCTTTGATTTTTACCAGTTCGATAATATACTTTAAAATTTCCCTGCGGTAAATTGCCAAAAGTTCCATCTGAAAATATTAAACTAATTCTATCATTTGCTCTAGTAAGTACACTGAATATATTTCTAATACTTTTACTTAGACTATTATAAACTACATTGTTACCTTCAACTGCTTGAACTTTTGTCCATAGTTCTTGTTCTAGTCCAAAATCATCTACTGAATATAACCAAACATCTGAATTGTTAACATTAGTTGCATCAATTGAAACAACTTGGTTAGAGCTTGGTGCATCAACAATAAAAGATCCGCTATCTAATGCGCCTTGTCTAAAGTGACAAAAATATCCACTATTAGTACTACTAGGCCCTTTGCCATCATTGCGATATAGAAATGCAAAATTGTTTCCTGGATACGGAGCTTCTTCTTCTATTGTTCCGTTGTTTACATCAGTGCTTACAATTTCAAATCTACTAGTACTACCACTTATATTTTTGTTAAATCCAAAAACAGGTACTCCGGTATTAGTACTACTAAACCTATATTGCTCTGTTGGAATATTATTTACTGTATCTTTTTTAACTGGTCTGCCTACAGGGTTATTAACTGGAAGAGCTGCATTTAAAACTTTTGTAAATTGTTCTTGCCAATTAGCATTACTAGGATCATTCCATATAATTGTTTGATTTTCTAAATTGATTGCATTACTATCTCTAACACTTTCAGTTGTACTAACACTTTCAATTTTAAGTAATCCGTTAGCTGACTGATTACGCTTTGGATTATAAGACAGTGTACGTGCAAGACGGAGAACACTTTCTCTACGCTCTGCAAGTTCTAAGAAGTTTTCACGTGCATTTAAGTCTGTACGGAAAGCAATATTTTGACCAAGGAAAGCAATCATGTCAATTAATGCAAGGTATTCCGAACTTTCAATATAATCGTTAAAATCTTCAGGATAATTTTGACGTAGATAATTTATCATTGTTCTACGCAAGTTGTCAAAGTCATAAGATTTGAAATCAGCGTTTCTATAACTTTGGTAGATACGCTTCCAATTTTCTGCTACTAGTAATCTATTTTGTCTATCAGTTGAGGACATATTTGGCTTTCCTTTATTATACAGTATTTATCAGTATTGATTAACTACGTATATTATTAGGTATTAAGAAATCCGTTATTTTGATCAAAAGTTAGACGCATATTTTCAACAATATTATAAGTTAAAAATAGTATTTCTGCTTCAATCTGTAGTCCACTTTCGTATTCATCTACAGTAACTGAATTTACATTTATTCTTGGATCGTAATTAATGATTTCTGTTACATTATCAATAATAATTTGCTTTAACTGTTCAGTTAGTGGTTCGTGTAAAACGTCCCAAATAATTGTTCCAAAGTTCGGGTTAGATAATAATTCACCTTGTCTTATATGAAAATGATTGATGATATCTTGTTTAATAAGACTAAAGTCATATAAATTAAATCCGTTTTGATCAGGATCAGTTGTACTAAATCCTTTATAAGTCTTTGATCCTATACCATAATCAGGTTTTTTATTAGACTTAACATTAATATCTTGGTATAATCTTTTTTCTTGTGTGCTCATATCTTATTTTCCTAGGTTTGTGTGCCGTTAGCAGCATCATACTCTGCCTCAAATGCTGCTGTTTCTGCATCTAGTTGGGCTTGTTGGTCTGCGGTTATAGGCGCAGGTGTTGTGTTGGTTCTATCAGGTTTATATTTTGGTCCACCTATCAAATCTTTGCCAGTTTCTGGATCAACAGCAATGCGTTTTTTTTCAGTGTAAGAAAATCCATCAGCGTCTACACCTGTTACTGTTTCAAATCTAGCTGTTACTTTTCCTTCATCATTCCTTGAATATCCTGTAATTTTAGGTGCAGACGCTTCAGGAATTACATTGCCATCATTACCTACTAGCACAGCTTTACCACCAGAAGTAATTGTTTCAGTTGTGGTTGTTGATGTTGTTGTAGTTTTTGTACCGTCTTCAGAAACTGTTTTAGTAGTTTCAGTTTGTGGTACGCCGTTTTGATTTACTAATGTTGCATCCTTATTTTCAGTAGTATCAGTTCCTACTTCTGTGCTATCTGCTACAGGATCGTCATCTACAATACTCTCAGGTTCTACTTGACATTGCTTAAATGTGTCTTCAGGATTTTTCTCTTTATTTTTATCATCACTAGTAGTGTTTGCTTTACCTTCTTTGATCTTTTTAGGATCGTTGTCTGTTTTTTCAGGAGTGTGTTCTAAAGGATTTTTATTTTCTTGACCTGTCCAAGATCCTCGCTTAGGTACTCTAGTTGGAACCGGTGCAGCACCTGCTTCTGCCGCAGCAGGTCCATTCATGTCAATTCTGCCAGCTGTTTCTTTATGTGCTGCAGATTTAATATTACTCGAACCAGCACACGTAAGCATACCGTCGGCACCTACTTTTACTGTCCAATTAGCTGCTGTTTCCATTGCCATTTGATTGCCTGCTTTTATATTAACGTTTTGTCCTGCTTCTAAATTAATATTTCTACCTGCTTTAAAATTAAAGTCATTTTCAGTATGGATACTAATACTATCTTTTGCATAAATGTCAATTTTTCCGTTAGCCGTCATTTCAATCCAACTGTCGCCGCTACCGTGTGCAATGTAAATTAAATCTTCAGCATTATGTAAAAGTATTTGATGGCCAGTTCTAGTACGAATTCTAAATAATTCGTTAAAAGGTATAGAAGGATTTCCACCGTCCTTTAAACTTACATATTCACTAGGTGTAGCATTTGGACCTCTAACCGGTCCTTTTCTAAATAGTGTAGGATCACCGTCATCCATTACTAGAGTTGTTCCTGTAAGTCTACTAGCTTTAATATCTATTGAATCAATCTTACCTCCAGACTTTACTGTAGGTTTTCCGTTACGTCTGTCTACAGGGCCTGGCGAGCTCCAACCAAATACCATACTAGGTAAATCACGCCTTGCACTAGAAGTTGTTGTTCCCCGAATAGGATCATCTGCTAACCCGGAACTATCTAAAATAAGACAAGCGTCAGGATTGCATGGTTTTAAATATTGTGTTGCATTTGTGCCGTTGGCATCTTCAGTTTTTTTATTATATTCACCAACTGGCCTAGGTTTTTTAGGATCTTCTTTGTTAAACTTTGTGCTTGCATTACCAGGCACCATAAAATTCATATTTTGATCTTGAATACATCCTATCCAATATCCTTTACCTCTGTTACCTTCAGCAAAAATAACTAGTACTTTAGTTCCAATGTCGGGTGGTACAGCCCAAAAACCATAACTTTTTTGTGTGTAATCATATCCATCGTTTTCACTTGTTCCGGCATAAGGGGTTACGCCATAAAAAGGACTTAGATAACTTACAGGTACAAATTCACCTGAAGATTCAGAATTTCCTTCACTAGAAGTTTTTAATAATTCTACTTTTAATGATCCCATATAGTCTACGTCAAGGTGTTCTCTAACAACAGCTACATAGGGACCTGGTCCTTCTAAAGATGTTGTTGTTGCAATACTATGCGGACTTCTAGTTTCTGTAGCCATTAAAATCCTCCTATTATTCTACCGGTTGGAAGTTGTCTTGCTGTACCAGGCAATTTTTTACTAGGTTGTTTATCTGGTGGAGGAGGAGTACCTTTATTATACTCAGGATGACCTGGTGGTGGGCCGCCGCCTGCACCTGCACCTTCAGGATTACCTGTTATTGGAT